ATGATAGAAGAATCTTTATTTCAATCGTCTCCACAGGCTCCTAGCTTAGAAACAGGTTCTTATGAAGAACTACAAAAATATTATGGAGGACAAGGATCTGATGGAGAATCAGAAATTAAAGTTTCTAATGAAGGCGAAGTTAAAGACTTAGGGCTTCAGTACTATGTTGGTCGAGGTGACACAGATGAAGAAAGACAACTAAGACTGTCAAATGTTTTTGGTGAAGAAGGCGTTATAAAGTTAGGAACTGATGATTTTGCTTTAAACCTTGATAACATAGCTCCAGAAATTAAACAGAAGTATGGATTAGACGGAAAAACTGGAACAATAAGGTTTAATCAAAAAGGTTTTACAGGGCAAGACGTATCAGCTTTTTTTGGGTCTGAAACGGTTCCTCTGGTGGCGGCTTTAGGTGCAGGATTATCTGCTACGGGTTTAGGAACTATTGCTGGAATAGGATTAGTCGGTGCTGCTGGAGCAATAGGTAAAGCAGTTGACGAATTTATTATAGAAGATATTTTTGAGGGACTTCAAAAACAAACCAATAAAGAAATTTTAACTGATGTTGCTATACAAGGATTAATAGAAGCTGGTGGGGAAGGGCTAGGAAGAGGAATTGGAGCGGGTATTAGAAGATTAATTAAAGGTAAAGGTCCAGCCGCTGATCCAGAAAGAGTTAAAGAGTTTATGGACCAAGGTTTATCTAGAAAAGCCGCAACTAAAGCATCAAGAGAAGAAGAGTCCGTTAGGTATAATAAAATAATTGAAGAAGGGGGCAGTATACCTGCTTTAACTCTTACGGGTAAGCCTATTCTTGGAAGAAGTCAGGCTATATGGGAATCTATATTTCCAAATGACAAAGCAGTAGCACAAAATGTAACGTATGTTGAAGATATATTAAAAAAGGTAGCTTCTGGCGATTTAGCTGATGATGTAGGAAAGCAAGCTATATATGAAAACGCTGAAAAGTTAGCTTTAAAACTTAGTCAACAAATGGCTGACCCTGACAAAGCCGCTAAAATAGCTAACAAACATCTTAAAGATATATTAAAAAAAGAATTTGATGCTATTAATAAAGTATTAGAAGATTCTACAGCAGTTTCTGAAGGATTATCCACCGAATTACAACAAGGATTGCATTTAGCAACTAAGTTGTTTCAATCAGAATCTAATGTCTTATATAGAAATGCAGATGATCTATTAGTGGGTCAAACTATAGACTTAAAACCTTTGCAAGCTCAGATAGATAGTTTTACGGTTTTGCAAGGCGGGGATAAAATGACAGGTGGGGTATTTCAACTTATCCGGTCTACAGATAAGTTGAAAATTTCTGATATACCACCACTCAGGGCCGCTATAAGAGCTACTCAATCTGATCCTACTTTAATGGGAACTCCCGCCTCTCATAATATTGGAAGTATGTTAGACACATTAGATGTTGCCATTAGTAAAAAAGAACAAGAATTAGCTGCAACTTTTCTTAAAGGAAATAGATCTATTGACGATATAATAGACTCAGGTGACGAAGCAATTAGAATGTCTCCTTCTGGTCAAGCTCTTCCTCCTCCAAGCGCCGCTGAAATTAATGACGTTCGACAAGGTTTAGATTTATTAGCAAAGGCTAACAAACATTATAAAGACGGTGCGGATATAATTAATAACGGACTTTTAGACAGCATTACTATCGCGATAAAAGGAAAACATGCAGCAGATATTTCTGCTGTTGTTCAACAAGTTGTTTTACCAAACCAACCTAATAAACTTAAAGCAGTTTTAGATGCCGTAACTCCAGATGTAAAACAAGTAGATGATTTAATTGAAGCCGGAAGAGCTAATCCAAATTTTTTCCCTACTTTAAAACAACAAATATTAAATGGAGACATAAAAGCTGTTAACGAAGCTTTGTCAAGTCTTCAAACCGCTAACAAAAAACAACTTTTAACAGTTCCAGAGGTTTACGCTAAACTTCCTTTAAATGATCCTACTAGAATAAGATTACAAAAAGATTTTGCAGAAACCTTACAGTTATATGATGATCTTTCTAAAGCTGGATCTAAACCTAAAGCTTTTAGAGAGGGTTTTAGAAGTCTTTTAGCTAAAAACTGGATGGACAATGCTTTAATGGTTAATAGAGGAGATGATGGGTTAAACTTGTCTGCGTTGTCTAATTCTTTTGATAATATCGGAAAAGAAGTTCAACAAGAATTATTTGGTGCAGACGTAAATGCTATTAGAAAAACCATGCGAGACTTTAAACTGTTGGACAAAAAGTCTGCCGAAGCGATAAACGATGTAACTTTTGATATCACTAACCAAAACGCAAAACTATGGGTCGACAGAGTGAAAAGTGAAGTTGCAAAGGCCGAAATAGAAAACCAAGATTCTTTTCTTAGAGCACTAAAAGGTGGTCCTTTAGAACCTGACAGGCTTGTTGCTCATGTTCTTAAAAATCCTAAAAACTATGATAAACTTGAAAAAGTTATAGGACCAGAAGCGGAAGAAACTATAAAAAATCTTGTAATGTCTCGAATTGTTTCATCTGGATTTCCTCAAGGAAAAATAACTAATGATTTAGTTGAAAAAGGTGCTTGGGGGGATGCTTGGTTAAAAACGATTAATGATCTTAACAAGTCTGGAAGTTTAACTAAAATACTAGGTAAAACAGAAATAGATAATCTTAAAAGTGTAGCTAAAGCGGGAGAAACTGTATCTAACAGTGTTCTTAAAGGAAAAACAGGTCTTGCGGCGGCTGGTTACGCTGCGGGTTTTACTGGAGCTTTTTTACTTAATCCTTTGGCTGCCGTGGGAGGTGCTGTCGCAATTATAACAGCTTCTAAATTAATGCGGTCAAAACCTGTTATGACATATTTATCTAGTCCTAGACTAAGAGCATACGAAGCCGAAAGAGCTATAAACGCTGGTGCTGATTTAGGGACTAAAAGAAATTTAGCTGCTGAAAAAATGAGAGAAAACGCTGTAAGAGCAATAAGAACCATTTTGGTAAACGCTGGAGCATACTCAACGGATAAAGGGTCTGACGCCGTTTCTAGAGAAATAGTCGAACCCGCTGTAAGTCAAGTTCAGCAAGCTACGCAACAACAAGCGCCAACTCTCACTCAACCAGCGCCAACTCTCACTCAACCAGCGCCACCTGTCCAAGGACCACCGCCCACGACTCCTCAACAACAATCCATGCAAACACTTCGTAATACGATAGATCCAAGAGTTCAAGCTCAAAGGGCGCTTGTCGGGGGCAACCCATAATGCAGATTTCAGAACACTTTACCTTGGAAGAGCTAACGCGATCAGATACTGCCGCACGACTGTCCATTGACAATGAACCAAGTTCACAAGGTATTGAAAACTTAACTCAGCTTTGTGATAATATACTGGAGCCGATCCGCAGTAATTATAATTTGCCCATATACCCCTCGAGTGGATTCAGGTGTTTAGAGTTAAATAGAAAGATAGGATCGTCTGATAGTTCTCAACATACCAAAGGAATGGCTGTTGACTTTGAGGTTAAAGGTGTTCCAAACATGGACGTTGCTTTATGGATCATAGACAATTTAGATTACGATCAGTTAATTTTAGAGTTTTACAAAGAAGACCAACCCAACTCAGGATGGATACATTGTAGCTATGTCGGAAGAGACAACAGAAAAGAAGCCAGAAGATTTGACGGAAGTTCTTGGGATAGTCTGCCCTAAGTGCGGGTGTGATAAACCAAAGACCTGGGTCCATGGACACTACCAGTGCGCTGATTGCAAGTGCATAACGGATGGTGATTGCTGTCAGGGAGCACCTTTGTAATGGCTAGTATAGATTTTAAAGATCCTCAAGGACCTACAAACCCTAACCGAGCTTCTTTTCTAAATCTAGGTCCTATAGAACGAGGACTTGGAAGTTTATCCGATGCTATTACAGGTGAAGCAAAAGACAGCTTCGATAGTGTATCCAACGCCGATAAAGATCCTGTTGGCGCAGCGAACACCTTAGCGGGTATAGCAAGCACTGGAGTAACAGTGGCGGACGTACTTGGTAAAGTAAACCCAGCAGTTTTGGGACTTAAAACTTTTTACGATCTAGCGACCCTTCCCGGCAGATATAGCGACCAATTAAAAGAAGATAATGAAAAATACGGTAAGGATAAAACAGCAGTTGGAACATTTTTTAGAAGTCTACCAATTGTCGGAGGTATATTTTCTCTTCTTAGTGGTAAAGCTACTCGTGATCCACGGACATTAGATATGAAAAATTACTTAGCTCAGAGAGGTGTTGATATAAATGATTTTACAGGGGGCGAACAAATAGGTGATAAAATAAGTTCTCCTTCTTTTAACCCAGCAAGCACCCCAGTTACTCAATCAAATCTGGCGCCTACAGAAGATGGATCAAGTGTAACGGATCAAGAATCGTTTGATACTTTTGCAGAACAAGAAGGATTCGGAGTTTTTAACAGAGGTGGGATAGCAAGCTTGTAATGATTTTAAACCAGATTAAAGGCGCAGAAGCAGAATTAATTGTCGCGCAATGTTTGGTGAGTATGGGTTACTTTGTATTTTCCCCAGTAGTAAGTATGCAAGGACCAGTAGATTTAATAGCAATTGGCGAAGAAAAACAAATTTATTTAATTGATGCAAAGTATGATGCTCAAAGACTTCAAAAGGGCAGAAAAAAACCAAGTAGGATTTATAGGGTTAGGACGCCACTTCAAAAAAAACTTGGTGTAAGAATAGCGTATGTAAACACTTCAACTCGAGATGTTAGATTTGTACCTCAACTAGAATGAATCATACTTACCGCTTTTAACCCAAGCTTCGTAAGAATTTTCTGCCCAAGCAGTAAAGAAATCTACAATAAATTTTAAAAACATTAATAACTCCTATATGTAAGAGCTACTTTATACAGACATAAACATTAAAAGACTATTGCTGGTTATGCATAGGACGCAGACCTATTTAGCATTGCCCCAATCACTACCCATACCAACATCTATGACAGAAGGTATAGATAAATCAGGAACACAGTTTTCCATCAACTCTTTTATTATTGGAACGTCCTCTTCACTTTTTATTGAAAAACAAAGTTCGTCATGAACAGTAAGCATGGGCAAGTAACCGTGGTCGAAGCACAACTTCATGGCCATCTTGGTTTGATCCGCAGAGGATGCTTGGATCAATCTATTAAGGGACTTATATGTAAAAGCAACTTGATATCTTGAGGGGTCTAGCTTCTTCCAACCTTGATCTCTTTCATCGAGAGGGGTTGCTAAAACATCTTCCCACCGCTCATCTAATCTATCTTTATGAATAAGAGAACTGGATCCTTTATTGTATCCCTTCAACTCACGCATTGGGAATCTGCATTTTCTACCCGCTAAAGTTTTTATCTCTTGTCTTTCAGAAGCTGCTTTCATAACAGAAGATGCCATCTCTTTAATAAAAGGAACCCTCTCATCGTAATCGTTACGTATTGCTTTAGCCTCAGAAAACTCAATTCCACCCATGACGTTGGCCAGCTTACCAATGCCCATTCCATACATAATACCTAAGTTAATTACCTTGGCTGTAGTTCGATCCACGTCAGCAATATCAGCAACCATCTGATGAAAATCTAAATCGGTATTCTGGTACTGATTTACTATTTCTTTTACTTTTTCGTTATCTCGCGTGGCTGGAGTCTTGGAAGCGTAGTGCATAAGCCATCTAGGTTCTTGAGCACTATAATCAAAGCTTCCCCACTTGCACCCTTCCTCTGGTATAAATAATCCCCGTATCATTTTCTTTATCTCAGGATGCCTAGCTGGAACCTGTTGTAAGTTGGGATGGCTTGAGGAAAAACGTCCTGATACCGTACCACCCTCATCTGATCTCAATTGGTTAAACTGGCAATGTATTCTGCCTTTATACTGATGATTAAGTATCGTATCTACAAAAGTAGTGTTGGCCTTGTTATATTCTCGTATTTCCAAAACAGTCTTAGCTATCGGGTGCGAGTTGTTTTGTAAGAAGTGCTTTGTAAAACTTGGAGCTTCAGTCTTAGCTGTTCTTTCGTATTTAAGTTTGAGAGCGTCAAATACACTTGCCAAAGACGTGGCGTTCCACGGCTCTAACCAAACACCAGATTCATCATGAACCTTTTTAAGTAAGTCCTTTTCTTTCTTCTCAAGAAACTTTTTGGTTGATTCCGCTTTCTCTAAATTTACCCGTACACCCTTACGTTTCATCTCAAATATTATGGGTAAAAGAGATAACTCGAGTTGCAGTATATTGTCGCAATTTTCTTTAGATAGCTTTTCAATCAATACGTGCCAAAGCTGTAAGGTTAATCTTGCATCTGCTTCAGCATATGTAGCAACTCTTGAGGCTGGTAGTTTCCACATTTCTTTTTTAGCGTCCACGCCATGCTGTTCTGCAGCCCTTTTAAGGTCGTACTCTTGCTTCTTCTCCCCTAAATAAGTTGCGCCTAAAGCGTTCAACGAATAACTAAATCTGTTTTCATCAAGCAAAGGAGCCGCTATCATGGTATCCAATACTCGACCCCTTATATGTATATCTTCTGAAAGAAGCCAGCCTAGATCATATTGTGCGTTGTGAAATACGACATCCATACCGTGATCAAGCTGATCTTGCATCCAACGGCATACCGTTTTTTTAGACATGTTGTCACCGCCTTCATGGGCAATGGGCAAGTAAGCATTCCATCCTTCCGCTGCTACAGCGATCCCGATCAACTGACCATCGTCCCTTGACCATCCAGGACCTTTACTAAGCAAATTAGGATCTTTTGTTTCAACGTCTATTGATATCAGTTTTTCTCCTGAAAGATCTGGTAATAAATCTGGTGGAGTCCAAGTTGTCTCATCAAATAGGTCTTCTTGCATACTATGTTCCTTTTAATTCTTTAACTAATTTATTAGTATAGAACTGCGCTTTTTCAGCGTCTTCTGTCTGCTTGCCTTTGTGATCCATTCTCCACAAATATTTAATGACTTGTCCCTTTAAGTAAGCGTTAAATCCTTCTTGACCTAATGCAGACTTGACCGCATCCAAACACTCAATCTCTCCGTTAGTATAATGTGGCGGGTGGTTTACATTATCCTTCTTCATATTTCGTAGTATCTCTGTGTTGTAGGTTCTAATATATGTAAAGATTTTTTAGCTCTTGTTACAGCAACGTAAAATACTCTGTGCTCAGACGAAGGGTTTTTTTGGTACTCTTTATAAGAAGCATATGACAAGTCTGTTATAACTAACACGTTATCGCTTTCTCCGCCTTTCATTGAATGTATTGTGCTAACCTTTATTCGTGGGTGCTTAACATTATCTCCTCTGCGGAGAGCATTAAGAACATAGTTTTTTGTATCTAAATCTATCTTAGATAAAGACTTGTGCCACCTTATATCTTCTCCCCACATTAATCCAAGGTTTTCTTGAGCGTACATAAGATTAATTAATTGATCCGATTTTAAAGAAGTAAAAGCTTTTGATCGAGTACTAAACCCTTTCATAAAGTCAACTCCTGACCTCATAAAACCATACATGTTTTTTAAAGCTGGCACGGTTATGCTTCTGCCTTTGACCAAATCTTCCCAAGACATAATCGCGTCATATGTCTGTGGATGTATACTTGTTTTGCCCTTACGACTATATACCCATCCCTCTTCTTCAAGCTGACGAGCATAAAAATTAGCTATGTGATTTGTTCTAGCCAACACGCACCAATTACCTTCCTCAAACGGAACGTCTGAAAAGCTTTGATGATAATGAACAGAACCTTCTTCATCCTTGGGTGACCATGTCTTAGGCGCTCTGTCTTCTATCTGTGAAACTATTCGTTGAGCTTGATCCCAAATCCGTTTAGGTAATCTATAAGACTGTGTTAGTACTTCCTTCTTTTTTGTAGCAGTTAAGAAGGCTTTTACATCAGCCCCTTGGAATCTCATAATAGCTTGATCGTCATCGCCCGTGAATATCTGAAACTTAGGCGTCTTTCTTAATACATTGACCATGGACCATTGTAAGGTAGACAAGTCTTGTGCTTCATCAACAAACAGAGCATCTAAATTAGGAGGATCGTCACGCTTTACAAAGCCCTCAATCATGTCTGTAAAATCTATTTTCTTCTTTGCTTTTTTATAGTCTTCGTAAGCCTCAACAAGTCTAGTTAACTCTGTCCAGTGAAGTTTGTAATCCTCTGCTTCTATAAAGCAGTTCTCCAGTGAAGTTTGTAAACTCCTGGATATCTGGTAGATAGACATATAGGCATCCCCTTTAGAGTACCCAATAATATCAAAGTCACTCTCTATAGCTGTTTTACTAGAGTTCGTAAAACTCAAGCCTACGGATTTCCCTATCTCAATAAAATCTTTAGCCGTAACAACATCGTCAACCTTATAGCCCCCCGCTCTAAAAGCCATTGAGTGAAGAGTCTGAAAATAAGGAAGGCTATCTTCTTCGAGACCTAAATCCAAGCATACCCGCTCTCTGCTTTCTTGCGCTGCCTTTCTGGTAAACGACACACAGGCAATCTTAAAAGGATCCATACCATTCTTAATACAATCGCGCACAAGATTAGAGTTGGTTTGGGTTTTCCCTGTTCCCGGTGGGCCAAGAATTGTTTTCTCTTCAATCAAAACGGAATATCCTGATCTTCTTCAAAAGTAACGTTAGGTAATTCTACTTCAACCTTATCCATTTCAGGTATGTACCAAACTCTTACCTGTTTACGATTATTATTACTGTCTTCAAAAGAATACCTTTTAGTCGAATCATCTCCGTTATTTAATTCTTTAAGTCTTTCTGTAACCTGACCTCTGGTATAACTGGTAAAATTATGACGTTTTAAAAATTCCTGAAGACCTGTTAATTTAAAGTAAGTAACACCGTCCTCTGTCCATGGTTTACCCGTCATGATCTCTTCAGGACTTTGGGCTTTAATCCTCGATGTGCAATACATCTCAAGAAGCTCAATAAACTGTCCCTTGTTTGTTAGTTCTTCCGGCACGGATACGTGAGTTGCGTTACCTAAAAGAATGTCTATTAAATCACGCCAATCGTTATCTTTAATCTTGGCTGGCATTTTATACATCTGTTCCATACACGCTCGTTGAAACTCTACCTGCATCTGCAATTGCTTTGTTGATAACTCCAACCTAGAGCCGTCTACGTCTACGAACCAAACGGGAGGTTCTGACTCCACCACGGTCAAGCCACCAATAGTCGCGGTTCCCTGACCAGTGCCAATTCCATACTTCCTGGTTTTGCAAAGTGATTTGTTACAATGGCTAATTAACGGTTCTTGCTTACATGTATACATATATTCTTTTTTATCTAACTGACTTTGAATAGTTACAATCTCACTTGCGGGTACAGGTGGTGTGCAATATTCTTGATTCCCTTTTTCTAAAAGCTGTTTCCAGTTGATAGGGTCAACCATACGATAGTAAACACCTAAATTAAGTAATGTACTGTTTCGGCATCCTTCGGGTATTCCAGACTCAGCTATTTGCTGTAGGCAAGGAGGTCCCAACGGAAGTATTGTTTCATTAGCGCCCACCGTGCATTTCATTAAAGTCTCAACGTCTACCCGCTTGTTCTCCGCCCTATCTAAAAACTCTTCAAGTGTGAGGCTTTCACCTTTCTTATCTAAGGCGTATCTAGTTGTATACTTAGCGTTAAAGTAAGGAAGGTTTATAAAGTTACCTACATCTCCTCTTTCAACGATAACCTCTTCCTGTTTAGGAAAGATCTCGCACGTTCCCCAACCCAAGGCCGAAGCAAACTCAGAAAGCTTATCTCTAATTTCTGAAGCTGCTATTTTTTCTGACATGAATAAAAATAGATGCGCCCCGCCCGACTTAGATCGACACATAACTAAAGGAAGTTTTAAACGATTAACCTTTTTATAAAGGGCAAGTAGATCTAAATTGTAATCATCAATATCCAAACAACCAAAATAACAGTTGTTGGTCTCATCAATAGGAACACTTCCTACTCCACGCTTGCCATCTAAATGCTGTTCTACAAGATCCAAGGTCAGTGGTTCACGGACCAAGAAACTCTTAGCTTTCTTTTTACCTTCGCGCTGAGTATCCAACACAGTTGTTTGCCCGTGCGCTCCGCTATAACCTCTAAAAAGAGATGAAAATCTTTCTGCTACATTCATAAAAATTATGCCCCCGCTTCTTTAAAAACGGGGGCATCCCCAAACTAGAATGGTATATCGTCTTCCGAAGAAGCTGGTGCTGGTAGTAATTCCTCGCTAGGCGGTGGAGCAATCTGCAACGCACCGCTGGAGATGTTACTATGTAGATCCTTACAATCGGTATAAGCTTCTACACTTGGAACCATACCCTCATGAGCTATAGACCAAGTATTCCAACTTCCCTTATCATTCCCGTCCTCAACAGATTTCATTCGATACATGCAAGCATACGAAGGTAGTGTTGCTCCATTATGCTTTTGCATTGTCATCAAACTATTCCATAAACGAGATTTCTTTAGTTGTGTCTTCTTCATGTCAACAATAGCGGACTCTAACGTACCGTCATCATGAACAATCTTAACGTAATGCTGGGCAGTGCGAACAAGTTCGTTACCACTTTTCAACATTTCCATTCCTGTTCCCTGATCCCGCTCTGCTGATCGTACTTCCTCAGAAGATGCGGATAGTTCTCCTACAAACCCACCGCCTTGCTCTCTAGGAATAAACTCAAGAAGTTTTAACTGATAGTAAACGGGTATAACGACAACACCTTCCTCACCATCCCAATACTTATTGGTCACAGTGTTGAATATATCACCACCAGAAGCACCTTCAATAAAGCCAGCTTCTTTCTTATTAATCTGTGGCGACATCTGTTGTATTATTCTGAGAAAAGGTATCTGGAGGTCACTTGATGTAACTTCCTCGAACCCTTTACCAGAGTCTTCTGCAAATAATGCCTCTAGTTCGGCAGGTAGTTTCGCTTCTTCTTTTTTATTAGCCATGATTCTATGCTCCTTTTATCTTAGCTACTGTTCCAATATGTGCGTTAAATATCTCAAGATCGATCTCTTCATTATTTTGAACACGCTCACGTAATAATTTCTTGAGCGTTTGAGGTTCGACCCACGTCTTAGCAGTTGTGTCAAAACCTTGTCCTTCAAGATCAGCCTGTACACTCTTAGCCATATTGTCTTCTGTTACTCCAAAAGAAACTTTTACTTCGTTCTTTATAAAGTCAGCACAACCAATATCGCGTAAGTGTGAAAAAGCTACATCTTTTTGGATAGGGTCTTTCGGCAACGTGCCAGAAACAAAAGTTGATAGGCTCACTGTGTTCCCATCAACCACGACTTTTTCCATTCCAACCTCCTGCATCTTTGCAGGTATCAAATCGAATAGATAACTGTCGCGCCTTTTCTTTAAGGATTTGAGATCTTCTTCAGCTTTTGCTACATGCTTTTCAACGTCTGTAACTTGACGAATGAGATCAGATAATTCCCCACCCGTTTCAGTTGTCAAACCTTCAAACAAACTAGCATCAGCTTCAATCGCACTCCATACATCGTCATTCATTAAAGTATCTCCTCTTCAGGTTTAAAGTTCTAAAATGCCACCACGGACACTTATCTTCACTGGGTAATAAGTCTTTTCAAACTTATCCCACTTCAGTAAGCCGACACGTCCACGGTTGGCGTCAGCGGCGATTGCGAATGCAACACCGATTATGGCTGGATCACCCATTGCTAATAACCAATCATCTTCACCAAAGCCTTTTAGCTTTCTCCGTAACTGAGAAACTACACGTTCAGGATTTATATGAATTTGATCGAAGGGAGAGGCAAGGGGAACAAGGTCACCCCACTTCGCTGCTGATAAGATATCAACTCGAGGGTTTTCTTGCGTAACAAATACAGCCATTATTCTCTCCTTTCTGTAGCTCAGTATAACAGGTATTTTTTATATTGCAATATCTAATATAATGGACTAAGGTAGCCACCAATCATGGTATATCAATTTAAAACAGAACCCTATAAGCACCAATCAGATGTTCTTAAACGTTGTTGGAATAAAGTCAACTGGGCTTTTCTAATGGAGATGGGAACAGGTAAATCTAAAGTCTGTATTGATAATGCGGGCATCCTTTATGAAAAAGAAGAGATAGATACGTTGGTTGTTGTAGCTCCGAAAGGTGTGTACAGAAACTGGGCTAATCAGGAAATTCCAGCGCACCTTCCCGATAGAATAAAAAGAGAAGTAGCTGTTTGGAGTCCTAAAACAACTAAGGGCAACAAGACCATGCTGAACGAGTTTTTAAAACCATCAGAAGTTTTTAGGGTATTTTTAATGAACGTTGAAGCACTGTCCACGGACAAGGGTAAGAAATATCTTGAGACATTTTTAAATTCTTCTAAAGCTATGTTAGCAGTGGACGAGTCAACCGCTATTAAAAGTCCGAAAGCTCGAAGAACAAAAGCTCTTATAAAAATAGGTCGGCTCGCAAAGTACCGTAGAATACTAACGGGCTTTCCTGTTACGCAATCACCATTAGACTTATGGGCGCAGTGTAATTTCATGGATGAAAACTTATTGGGAGACTGCGGTAATAATTATTTTCAGTTTCAATACCGATACAGTATTATGAAAAAAAGAACTGTAGGGAGCCACTCCTTTAACTTAGTAGTTGGTTATCGAAATTTAGAAGACCTATCAGGATTATTAAAAACCTTTTCATCAAGAATAACAAAAGACGAATGCTTAGATCTACCAGAAAAAGTTTACACACAAAGAAACGTAACACTGACTCCTGAACAAAAAAGAATTTACAGTGATATAAAAGAGTTTGCATTAGCTCAGATTAATGACACAGAGTTCATGACTACACCAAACATTATGACTCAGCTTCTTCGTATGCAACAAGTTTTATCTGGTCATACTAAATCAGATTACGGAGAGCTTATTGAAATAGAGGACAATAGACTTCCTGAGTTATTGTCTTGTTTAGAAGAGGCCGATGGTAAATCTATTATCTGGTCACGTTTCCGTTACGATGTGCAGCGGATTACAAAAGAATTAAACAAGGTTTACGGACCAGGGTCAGCGGTTGATTATTACGGAGACACAACTGATGAAGATCGGGTCACTGCCGTTGAACGATTTCAAAACGGTGATGCTAAATTCTTTATAGGTAATCCTCAAACGGGCGGGTACGGATTAACATTAACATCTGCTCAAAACGTTATTTACTTTTCAAATAGTTTTGATTTAGCGGTGCGTATGCAAAGCGAAGATCGAGCGCACAGAATCGGACAACGGAACACGGTCACTTATATAGACTTAATATCGGAAGGTACTATTGACGAAAAGATTGTTAAAGCCTTGCGGGGGAAAATGGATATTGCCAGTCAGGTGATGGGGGAAAACTTTAAGGAGTGGGTACTATAATATGTATGAGAAAAAAATATTTAAGCTTTCAGAAAAAGAAAACAAAAGAGTTCTTACTATTCTAAATAAAATAAAAGAAAGATATAACTACACCAATTCTGACATGGCTAAAAAAATAGACATGGATTACAACGCTTTTTATAGAATGATGAAAGGTCAACAACTTGTGATGCAACATTATGTTGATAAATTTAAAAAAGCCTTTCCTGATTGGGATAATATCTACTCATCTAAAAAAATTGTTAGGGATAAAACTTGTCCTTTGTGCAAAGAAGAGGGCGCTGTAAATGTACGGAAGGGACAATTTACGAAAGGAGTTTTTGCCAAGTGGATACGAAATGAAAGAAAAAAGAAATGTATGGAGTGTGGATATCAATGGATGTCTTACGAAATAGACGATACCTCATTAGAAGAAATATTAGTTAAAATAGGAGAAGAAAATGCATTATATTAAAGATTACAAATACACCATCGGGTACATTGTTTTAATTGTATTAGTTAATATAGGGTTCACCGTTATACCTTTAGTTCCCTTGTTAGGAGAAATGTTTCCTCCAATGTCCCTAGCTGTTGGATTAATTTTTGTTGCCAGAGATTACGCACAAAAAGAAATAGGTCATAAAATTTTGGTTGCTATGCTTTTTGCGGGGTTGCTGTCTTGGTTGATGGCGGATCCATACGTTGCTTTAGCATCAGTTGTTGCCTTTCTTGTTTCTGAATTAATAGACTGGCTCGTTTATAGTTGGTCGTGGAAGCCTTTTCATCAAAGAGTTTTAATTTCAAGTGTGGCCGCAACACCAGTAGACAGTACTGTTTTCTTGTACATGATTGATCATTTGTCATACGTTGCGGTTATCTTGATGACCATAGCTAAAATGTTAGGTGCTTTAGTTGTTTGGTTTTTAATTAAAAAATGATTCATTATCACGGGACACCTATGACACCACGAGCAGAACTTTGGGGAATGTCTGGTAAATGCTTTTGCGTTTCTTTTTCAGAACCTAGGGATGCTGATGTTTGTTTTAACATTGGTCAAAGCGTCATGTGGGATAACGGAGCATTCTCTTCTTTCACTAAAGGTAAACAGCCCGATTGGGATAAGTTTTATTCGTGGGTCGAACCTCGATTAGGACATCCTCATTGGGCTGTTGTCCCTGATGTCATAGACGGGGATGAAGAAGATAATTTAAGGCTGATAAAAGAATGGCCTCATAGAGAGGATTGCGCTGCGGTTGTGTGGCATTTATCAGAGTCTATCGATCAATTGCTAAGATTAGAACAGTTATGTTTTGGTAAGATTGCATTTGGATCAAGCGGTAAATATTGGAAGGTCGGATCCCCTGAGTGGGAACGAAGAGTGGATGAAGCCTTTAATGCGTTAGCGAACCACGGACCATTGCCGTGGGTTCATATGATGAGAGGATTAGCAATGGGGGGTAAACATTGGCCATTTGCCTCTGCTGATAGTACCAACGTTACTTTGCATTACGCAGAGCAACAAGTTACGGCTGAATACATGGCCAGACAAATCGATGGCAATCAATGCCCGATAAACTGGAAACTTAAACCAACTCAAAAGGAGTTATTAGATGCCTGATATTAGAAAATACAAAAGTGTAGCAGTTCCTGTTCCTACTTGGGAAAAACTTTGGGAGTTAGCTGAAAAGAACCAAAGATCTCCAGCCCAGCAAATAGCGTTCTTGGTAGATCTAGTTGAGGAGATGCCCAGCGATAAAGAAATGTGGGATCACTTTTCTAATGCTCAGAGAGGATAAAGAAATGGCTGGGTATGAAGAATACTATGAGGAAGTACAGGACGTTTTAGAGGATGTAAGTAGTGCCTTATCGGATGAAGAAAAGTCTATTGTTCTATTTAGAATAGCTCTTGAGAAAGTGAGTAACACGTTAGGTGTTCATCAAGCTGCCTACATTATGTCTCAACTTCTTACAACAACGTTAGGTATTATTGCAGAAGATGATACTGCGGATTACGACAACATACTTGATAAGTTTATAGACCAAACAAAACATTAATTGTGCTTTTTGTACCTTTTATGCTATTAATTAACTATGATGTATGATGATTGGAAGACCTTCGAGAAAAAAGATCATTGGTCGGGAATATTAATGTCTATCAGGAAGGAATCTGGTCTAACCAGGCCAGAGCTTTCTTTGTTGTCGGGGGTCGGGACAAGCACAATAGAAAACTATGAGAGAAGTAAAATAAAAGAGCCGTCCATCTACAAGGTTGAACAACTTTTAAAATGTATGGGTTACGACTTAGATGCGCTAAAAGAACTTCCTTGAAGATCTTCCACTACTTCTCCGCAGTCGCATATCCAAACAGTTTCTTCGCCACCAACTATCGGGGAGGCAAAAGATATTTCTTCATCAACTATTTTTTTACACCATCTACATTCTTTATCCACCTTGACCTCTCTTTCGTTTTTGAGTTCCTCTTACGTTAGATTTTGGTCCTAGCTTTTTTCTCATGTTTAACGGACGTAACTTATTACCTCTCTTTTTTCTTTTTTTAGCTGTATAAGACTCTTTTACTTTTCTCATTTTCGTTCCCACCTATAAAATATATGATCCCCTATTTTACCAATTTCCTTTTTGTTTACGTTCCACTTAGGATTGACTTTATCAGAATGATAGTGCGTTGAACCGTCAACCAAATCAGCAAACTCACCTGCTAATATTCTTTTTGATAAGCTTACTGACCATCTAAAGGCATCCTTTTCTAATGGCCTATCTGATTTACCATCACAAAACCAACTAAATTGACATTTATGTCTAACAGGTATTGTACCACCTTTTGAGTATTTAGCTTGCCGTACAACCTTACATACCGTGTTCGGGTATCTTTTGTCCTTGACACGGTGCAAGACCACCTGAGAGACCGCTATTTGCCCTACAACGGGTTGGTTTCTAGCTTCATAGTAAATATTTAAAGCCAAACAGAAAACTGCAGCCCCAATCATACTCCACACATCCCTTCACACTCGTCCTCAAACATATTAAGTTGTCCCTTATCCTCAAGATTTCTAAAGTCTACTTGATCTATCGGGTTTAAGGAACGGTGCATATATTGTTTTGAGTCCTTGTTCTTTCCGCCATCTCTAATTAAAGAGTCTACAAGAACGGTATCTGCCCACTCTTCGGGATCTCCTATTTTTAACTCTCTCCAAGCAGAATTGTTATGGAAGGGGCATCCTAAACACGAAGATTTTCCTAACTTTCTTCCAGGATAATGAGACTCAAACCATCTAAGGCATTGTTGTCGGGACATACTTTTATCAATGAGAGGCCAAGTATTTTCAATCCAGCGTTCTCTCGATGGTTTCATTCGGGTTGCTTCATCGGTAGAAATTCCAATCCACAATTCAACACTGCCAACTGGTATACGTTGTCGGGGTCGGTATCCGCATAAAGATCTCAGTTTTTTATTTAATGGAACTATTTTGTAATCAAACGTGCATTGTCTACGACCCATTCCTCCCGCATCGGTATACCAAGGTATTGAAGAGAATTTCTTGGTTCCCCGACCACGGACAGGCTCGTTCGCGATAGCATCATTACGCAAACTGCCGTTAGTAACTCTATAAACGGGAAAAGGAAGTTGCTCCTCTAACCAATTAAGATGCTCGTAGACTGCTTTTGGTTCCCATTGCGTGTCTGAAAAGATAGCGCAGTCGGGCATCGGAAGTTCGCCTTTGGCTGCCATAAGTGCCATGACACTAGATTGAACTCCCGCCCCTAAACTAACTACAATCATTTCTTTTCCTTTTTCATCAGGGCAATTGCTTGGGCGAGGATTGACTCCCCGCCCTCTTCACGCCCACTATGCAAACTATGTATCAGTTGATCTAAAGGTACTCCGTATTGTAATGCCAAGGATAATACTACCGTAGCATCATCAAGAAGTATGTCCATGTCACTTCCTATTTTAGAACCCCTAATGAACACCTCACCAATGTCCAATGTCCGTGGATCAATTCCAAAGGACACGTAATACTTGTCCGTCATAGTTTCTATAACATTAGTTACGTTATGCCTACGGTTGTGTAGTCTCTGCCGTTTTGATTGCATTACCTATTTCCTTTGCGATTTGCGGGATGATCGAGTTTCCCAAGGCACGGATTTGAGATACTCTGTTGGGTACCCCATGAGCCAAGCGACCCACTGGGGGTTCAGACTCCCACCACTGGTCGGGTCGGTGTGGTTCACCGCATCCTTCAGCTTCACGCCCCATCTCTCCCCCTTCTTGTTCCTTCGGGAGAATGATCCGTTGTTCATTTCCACATTTTTTACTACTCCCCCTTCCGTGTCGCTTACTCTGGGGGTCGGCCACATCTTTACTTCGCTCGATAGCATCTTCTGCTTGGCCGTATCCATGTTCTTGTAGTCCGCTGATTGAGGGGTCGGCCACATTTCGGGATGGACTACCTGCTCCCTTAGATTTCCTGATCTTTTTCGACCCTTTCGGTTCTTTTGATTGATTGAGCATTCCTCTAAGGGTCGGGCTGGTAGATGATCCATCGTATTCGGAGTAGCCCATGTTGCCCAATTCCCCTTGTGCTTGAGCATCGATGGCGCCATTTGATTTCCTTTTGCTGTCGGAGTGTGCAATAATCCAGACCCTTTGGCGGAGGTGCGGGGCGCCAATCGCGCAAGCTGGAATATTAAACGTCCTTGTGGCGTAGCCTTCGTTTTCCAAGTCAGTGAGTACTTCGTCCAAGCCCAGTTTGACGATTCCAATAACGTTTTCTCCAATAACCCAAGACGGCCTACACTCTTTGATAAGTCTAAACATTTCTGGCCAGAGGTGTCGGGAGTCGGATTGAGCTTTTTGGAGTCCTGCGCTTGAGAAAGGTTGACACGGGAATCCTCCAAGAATGACATCTGGGTCGGGGTCGGGGAGGTCGGATCTTTTAACATTTTTTATATCTCCTAAAATTGGAACTTCGGGAAAGTGATGCCGCAAAACTTCTTTGCAATACGGCTCCTGCTCCACGAAACACGTTGTTTTAAAAAAATTGGTAGCTTCGAGACCAACTGCAAAGCCACCAATACCACTGAACAAGTCTAAAGTTTTCAGCATTTTATAAGTTCTGTAGTAGTACAAGTAAAGCACCACCGATAAAGACTAAAGCATAATATTCGATACCCATTATTTAATCCTCTCATAAAGTTGTTTAAGAACAATCCTATCATACTCATCATCAGTATTCTCACTGAGAAAATGAATTGTATGAATTTCGTGGGGTTCCAGAAAACACATCGCACCAATTTCTGGATAATCGTCCACCTCTTTTCTTTCATCGACAAGTCTATTAGGATCGATTGGTGCTTTAAGTTGGACTTCAGTTTTACCGTCCGCTGACCATGCTGAAAACGTATCCATCATTTCCATTTCATACGCCAATTGGCTCATCTTACTCATTTGTCATCTCCTCAACTAATACATTAATGGATGCCCTCGCAATTTGAAGGCTTCTATATTCTTGCTGACGGTGCGGTTCTTTTACCACGCTATCAATAGCTTCAATTAAAAGCTTTTGAGCGTCTTTAACCTTTTTAAATCTTTGAACGTGCTCTGTCGGATAATCATCTTCTGAAAGACGGTTAGTGTGTGTGATGCCGTGCGATGCCAATATTTCTTCAACCACATTACACTCTTCAACAAACTGATCGGATGCCCATTCAGAATGCGTAACATTACCATCCTTATCTGTAACAAAAACATCTTCTCCTTCATTTTGTCTGTACTCAGCAAATTCAAAAGCTTCCAATCTTCGCTCCGCCAATTCTCCGTACAAGCTAATATAGTTTTCAGTATCTAACTCTAATGAATTTTTCCAATTAGACATATCTATTCTCCTTTCTTGAGTTTCCAATAAATTTTTCCATTGAGGGGGATCGACTTAGCTTTGGGGTCGGGCGTTAGACCATCGACCTCATGCCATTTCGCTCCCGCTTCAATTTCTTTATGGATGGTGTCCAAGTATTCAGCGTTCATTACGCTGAATACAAGAACGGGCAAAATGATAAACGCTATCATTTAGTATTAGTTACGTGATCGCGGTTTCGGATATGGTTCAAGGCATCAATCAATTTTCTATAATCCGACATCCACATATCACCCTCACACATCTCCATGCTTCTCAAAGGATCTTCAATCAACTCAACAAACTTACTAAGCCACTCCCTTGGAGTAATATCACCGTTCTCATGATCCCAATACAATGTAATATTTTTAACTTTAGTAGCCATCTTATTTCTCCTTTCTAAGTTCAAAAAATTGAAAAGTGCTAACATCGTTATTATGAACGCACTCTGCTAAGAATTTTAGAAAATGATCGTAAGCTTCTTCTTCATTGTCCACTTCGATTTCATCTCTAAAAGTAACTTCGTATAAAGCCATCTCATTTCACCTTTCTAATAATGAAATTCATTTGCTTTAAATACCGCTTTCGCAAAACCACGTGGCGTTGCTGAACGGATGTTTTTGGTCTTTAGTGATTTACCACCCGTGCGACCATGGACGGGTGAGAAGTTCCCACTTTTGGTGGGGTCTTTCCGTTTATACACAAGTGTCTCATGTTGAACGGGGTTGATCTCAGGCATTGTAAAACGGTTCCCTGACCATAGACAAGTTTTCTTTCTGTAAGCGTCACGGGGAGGAATGTATTCTGGATACCTTGGATGAACATCATCTTCCGGTAAGTACCCACCGTAATCACATGGGTTAAAACTGTGATTTGGTTTGCGCCATAAAGTGCTCAATGCCCCCACTGGATTTTCTATGTAGTAAGGGCAATCCAAAGTGTCCGCCAAATGCTGACACGCTACCGCATTGTCACGTGCAAACATTTGGAACAATGGATTTTCTTTTTCCTTTTCTTTCCACCATCGCGCACCCGCTGAACTCAAGTCGGTGCATGGAGGGAATGCAGATAAGAATTTTGCATCGTTCATATGCCGACTTGCGATTTTCATAAGAACACTTTTGTTATACAGATCAGCATGGATTTTAAAAATGTTGCCACCGTTTAATGGAAAGTGGGAGTCCAGATTTTCAAAAGCAGTACCGCTTGATGGTTCCAATTCACCCATCGGGCTTGGCTTGTGTTGAATGTCGTAAGCGAAACATTGATATCCGGCCTCTGCCCATGGACGCAATGCCTCACCAGTGAAATCGTATAATGAAATAACGTGAGTTTTTTTAGATAACTTTATTTTTTTCCACATGAGTTAAACACCCTTCTCAAAATAATGTGTAAGGTTCTTTGAAGGGCATATATGAACATCCCCATTCTCAGCTTGAATACGTATATTATTCTTTGAAGCTTTTCTATTCAATCCCGTAATAGTAAATGTCCTACCACTAAGAACGATTTCTTTATCTAACCATTCTGGGTTGAGATCAAACATGGTCGCGAATTTTTTAAAGTCCTTACGTTGTTCGTCTTCAACGGTTCCATCTTCATTGACAATGGACGCTTTCAAGGTTGTGCGAAACGTAGTGTCCTCATAACTTATGTTACCAATATTTAACTTGATACCATGAGCTTCTTCAACTTCTCGAAAAGCTTTATTGAGGGACGCTCTTATTGTTTTTAAACCAGCTTTGGTAAATGTAGTATACATCACATTTCTCCTTTCTATGTTTGCGTGATTATTTAACCTACCATGATACATGGAAATAAGTCAAGTTTATACTTCCGTTCTATATACTGGCGATTTGAAAAAAAGTTTTTGAAAAGTGAAAAAAATTTATAAAAAAGTGTCAAACAGTCACATTTGACTTTTAAATATTCTGTATCCATTGACCACTGTACATTGTAGGTAATCTTAGGTGTGACACTCGGTGTGACACTTGTGACAAAAGTAGTCCGTATGTGACACTTTACTGATCCGCCACCTTTCTCATTTTTGTAAAAATAAAACTAGATTTTGAAAACGCTAGTATATAGGATGGAAGTATGAAAAGAAGAATAGAAACTAAAGCCGAAGAGATTGAAGAAGCTCACGGCAGAAAATTGACCAACCGACAAAAAGAATTTGCCAGACATTTTGTTGATGGTACACATAGTAATGCGGAGTGTGCTAGACTTGCTGGTTACGCTTCTGATTGTGCCAAGGTCCAAGCCCATAAACTTTTGGATGCTAATTCGTTTCCCCATGTAGCTGATTATATTTTGGAACTTCGAGAGGACAGAGAAAAGAAATACGGGGTCACTCTTTTGGGGCAATTAAAGAGGCTCAGTGAACTCTCTCAAGGAGCCGAAGAGGCAGGACATTTCTCAGCCGCAATTAACGCTGAAAAAACGCGAAGTGCTCTGGGGGGTCTTACTACTGATAGACGTGAGACAAGTCACTTTCATGCTATTGAAAATATGAACCGTGATGAAATAGAAAACCGTTTAAAAGAAATTAGACAAAATCATCCTAGCGTTTTCACGGATGCAGATTACGAGGTCTTAAATGACACAAAAACCAGAGACACTGTTTTGGAACAAATTGAAAGAAAAGATACCCCTTCATTGGCAAGTTCAAAGAATTGAAAACCGTTATGGCGGAGGCATCCCAGATGTATATATATGCGCTGAAGGTTGTTCTTTTTGGATCGAACTTAAAGTAACAAAAACTAACCGAATAAATATCTCATCCCATCAAGTAGCATGGAATTACTCACATTATAGATCGGGCGGGGTAAGTTTCTTCTTGGTACACCCCCTCTCATCCCCTAACCTATATTTATTTGGCGGGGATCATGGTCGGGGGTTAGTGACCCATGGTCTGCACGTCGATGGTTCGGGGTCGGGTCTTGTCCCTAGTCTATGGTCGGGGGACGATTGGTCGGGGTTGGTCGGGTCATTGATCGGGATCAGTCGGGGTCGGGTCGGGTCGGGTTTGCAGGTCGGGTCGGGTTCGGGAACCGTGGTCGGGTCGGAGACGGCTCGTTGTAGCTGGCCGGGACCAGGCGTATAAAAAATCCCGCTCGATGTTGAAAGGAAATAAGACATCGAGCGGGACGGTTGGCCAGTGGCGGGAGAACCACTGGCCGTGGTCGGTCTACTTTGGAGTGTCAACAACCGACCGACCTAATGGCTGCTTTTTTAACCTGCAATAATCTGCTAGTATTTCGTGAAGCTTGTTAACGCAATCTTGAAAATCGTCCGCCTCACTTTGCGAAAACTCCCTGACATTTAAATAATGATTTTCTAAAACCCCGTCAATTTCTGTTAGCGCTTGGTGCATGTCCATTTTTAAAACCTCTCAATATTATAGCCGAACCAATGGTTAGCGTCCG